GGAATATGAAAGTATTACCAGATGACTTTGAGGAAGCATTTATTGGATTTGCTGAAAAAAATATGAAAAGTAAATTTATAGCAATTTATGACAGAAATAAATGTATTGATATTGCTATGAGAAACCTCAACTGCGATAAAGATACAGCCATAGTATGGTTTGAAAAAAATATTGACGAAAAAAATTTAGGTGAATACGACCCTTTAATATTATTTCCTATGTCATTCATTCAGTATCTAGGGTTTTATACTGCAATGCACAGTATTAAAGATGAAGAAGAATGATGTTTTTAGATAATGGTTTGACATTAGAGCAACAGGAACAAATGGATTATGTTTTTGAAACTCTAATGTCAGAAGTAAAAATAATAAATCCTAAATTATATCAAACACTTAGGGCAAAAGAACTAACAGAAAAAGACGTTTTGAAACTAATACACAATCAAAAAAATAACATTATAGAAAATGATGAAGGACAATATCAATTATTTGGGGAGTAATATGAAAAGAAAGACAAAATCTAAAGATAGTTATTATGAAATAAAGCAGATATGCAAAGACTTAAAAGAAAATAACTTGAAAAAAAGAATAAAAGAAGAAGGTAGATTTGAAGATGTACCAAAGCATTTATCAGATAAAGATGCGGAAGGTAGTTTTAGAAGAAACTCATATATGAACTTTTTTCAATCTGTAAAATATCATTTTGACAAGACACTACTAACACAGCCTTCTGGGGTAACAGCTACAAATAAAAACTATGATTATGCTAACAGTAAATTTATTGAACAACTAGATTAGGTGGATATTACAGGGTACAAACACACACAGGGTATAGTTTAACCCTACTGTATAGCTCTTAAATCAAGGCGAAAATGTATGAAAAGTAAAAATATTGTGGATTTTTAGAAAAATATTAGATAAATCTTAATTACCTAACTAAGGGTAAATAGGAAATGGCAAGACCAAAAAAATATAATATTAAACAAAGCGAAGTAAAAAAATTAGCATCATATGGTTGTAGTAATGTAGAAATTGCAGACTTTTTTGGTTGTGATGAAAGCCTTATTAGAAAGAGTTATTCCGAATTTCTAAACAAAGGGAGGTCAGACATGAAAATCAAACTAAGAAAGTTGCAATGGAAGTCAGCAGAAAAAGGCAATGTTACTATGCAGATATTCTTAGGTAAGAATATTTTAGGTCAACAAGACAAGATAGAACAAACAGAATTAGATGAACCTTTAGTATGGTCTGCTGATTAAATGATACCTTTGCCAAATAAAAAATATAATATTATTTATGCAGACCCGCCATGGAGTTTTAGAAGTAAAGAATTACAAAAATATGATGGAAAAAGATTTACAAGTTTGGAAAAACATTATCCGACACAAACAAAAAATTGGATTAAAAATTTAGCTGTTAATAAAATTACAAAAAAAGATTGTGCTTTGTTTTTATGGTCTACAGATGCACATATAAAAGAAGCTATAGAAACTATGGAATCTTGGGGTTTTAAATATATTACCATTGCTTTCATATGGGAAAAAATAACAAAAAATGGAAAAACTGTTGCAAATCTTGGCTCTTGGACAATGAAAAATTACGAAATATGTTTGTTTGGCACAAAAGGTAAAATGTTAAAATATAAAAAAGTAAACAATGTATATCAAAAAGTTTTAGCACAAAGAACTATACACAGTAAAAAACCTTACAAAATTATAGAAAATATCGAAAAATTATTTGGAGATTTGCCAAGAATTGAGCTATTTGCAAGAGAAAAACACAATGATTGGGATTGTTGGGGAAATGAAATATAATGCCATTAACAAAACCACAAAAGAATGTAATACAAGATGATTCAAGATTTAGGGTTCTAATCACAGGTAGAAGGTTTGGTAAAACATTTGTTGCTATTAATGAAATAGCTAAGTTTGCAAGTATTCCCAATAAAAAAATATGGTATGTTGCACCCAGTTATAGACAAGCAAAAGCTATATGTTGGGGTGTTTTAAAAGAAAAGATGATATATCATAAATGGGTAAAGAGTATAAACCATAGTGATTTGACACTTACACTAAAAAATAATAGCCAGATTACACTTAGGGGAAGCGATAACGAAAGTAGCCTTAGAGGTGTTGGTTTAAATTTTCTTATACTTGATGAATTTCAAGATATAAACAAAACAGCTTGGTATGAAGTTCTTAGACCTACATTATCAGACACAGAAGGTCATGCTTTATTTTGTGGAACACCTAGAGGTTTTGGTAACTGGTCATATGATCTATACAAGATGGGTGAAAACAATAAAGATTGGAAAAGTTTCCAATATACGACACTAGAGGGTGAACAGGTATCAGAAGATGAAATAGAACAGGCAAAACAAGATTTAGATTTAAGAACATTCCAACAAGAATACGAAGCTACATTTGTAAACTATTCTGGAATGATTTATTATAATTTTAGTAGAGATAAAAATATAATTGAAAAATATAATAAAAATACAGGGGTTTTACATATTGGTTTAGACTTCAACGTAGACCCAATGAGTGCTGTAGTATGTATTATAGAAAATGATAGAATTTTTGTGGTAGATGAAGTACAAATATATAGCAGTAATACGAATGAAATGTGTGATGAAATTAAAACCAGATACAAGAATAAGCAGATAGTTGTTTATCCAGACCCCAGTGCAAGGCAAAGAAAAACTTCTGCGGGTGGATTAACTGATTTAGCGATATTGAAAAATAATGGTTTTGATGTAAGATGTAGAAGTACAGCACCTTTAGTAAGGGATAGGATTAATGCAGTAAATTCAAAGCTGAAAAACGTAAATGGTAAAAACAGCTTGTTTATTGTTAAATTCTGTAAAAATGCGATCAAAAGCATAGAAAGACAGATTTACAAGGAAGGTACACATATTCCAGATAAAGATAGTGGTTACGACCACATGAATGATGCTCTAGGTTATTTAGTAGAGTATAATTTTCCGCTTAGAAGGAATTTTGCACCAAGCCAACCTAAAAGGTGGAGTTGATGAACAGGGAAACACTAACTAGCAAACATGAACTATGGGATAAGAATATATCTAACTGGGAGTTTTATATTCGTAGTTATTTAGGCGGTAATGACTATAAAAATGGATATTACTTGCACAGATATGTTTTAGAATCACCAGAGGAATATGATGCTAGAATTAGACATACCCCAGTAGATAATCATTGCAAAAACGTAGTTCAAATATACACAAGTTTTTTATGGAGAGTACCGCCAACAAGAGATTATGGTAGTTTAGATGGTGATGAACAATTATCTTCATTTTTAGTTGATGCAGACTTAGATGGTAGATCATTCAATACGATTATGCGGGAAGTGCAGATGAACGCTAGTATTTATGGTAATTGCTGGGTAATTGTTGATAAGCCACAATCAAATGCAAAGACTAGAGCAGAAGAATTAGCACAAGATATTAGACCTTACATTTCAATATATACACCAGAAAATGTTGTAAACTGGAATTATGCAAGGTCAGCTAGTGGAAGGTTCTATTTAGATATGTTGATGGTTGTTGAAGATATAAATGTAGATAGGGCAATAGTTAAAGTATTTACAGAAGAAACAATCAGCACTTATGAAGTTGAGGAATATCAAGAAGAATATTCAAAAGGTGATTATAGGTTATTAGAAGAAGTTCCGAACCCAATAGGCAAGATACCCGCAGTAAATGTTTATAATCTTAGAGGTGCAAAAAGACCTATAGGAATTAGCGATTTAGCAGATGTAGCTTATTTACAGCAATCTATATATAACGATTATTCAGAAAAAGAACAGTTGATTAGATTAGCAAATCACCCAAGTTTGGTAAAAACCCCTAATGTTGAAGCTAGTGCGGGTGCGGGTGCAATCATTGAAATACCAGAAGATTTAGAAGCAACCTTGAAACCTTACATAATACAACCAAGCGGACAAAACCTAGATGGTATTATGAAATGTATTCAAAACAAAGTTGATGCCATTGATAGAATTACCCACATGGGTTCTGTTAGGGCAACTGGTAATCAGATAGCTAGTGGGATAGCACTACAAACAGAATTTCAATTATTAAACGCTAGATTATCAGAAAAAGCAGATTATCTTGAAAATGCAGAAGAACAGATATGGAGTTTGTTTGCTATGTGGCAAGATAAACAGTTTGATGGTTCTATAAATTATCCAGATACATTTGATATTAGAGATTGGGCGAATGATTTACAATATTTACAAATGGCAAAAGCTAGTGGCATAAAATCAGAAACATTTAACAAAGAATTAGATAAGCAAATTGCACAAGCTGTAATTGATGATTCTGAAATGATAAAATCTATAAATGAAGAAATTGACAATACCAGAACAGTTAGAGGTCAATTTACAACAACAGAAGTAGAAGGACAAACAGTTGGCGAGGAAGAAGAAGAAGCGTAGATTAGTTCCTAAAGACAAACAAACAGGTATTCCAAAAAAATACTTATCTGGTCTAAAAGGTGCAAAAAGAAATGCTAGGGCAAACTTATTAAAACAAATTAGTGCTTTATATAGGTCTGGTGCAAAAATACCATTGGCATTATTAAGGCGAAGGAACAGGGCATAATGGCAGTAAGAAGAAAACCTTTATCAGCTAAAGTTGTTGCAACACTTAAAGCAAAAGCAAAAAAGTCTAAATTATTTAATATTACAGACTTGAAACGAAGTTATCGTAAAGGTCAAGGTGCATTTTTATCTGCGGGTTCAAGACCTAGAATACCCATGTCAGCATGGGCAATGGCTAGAGTAAACAAACTAATTAAATTAGGTGCAAGAGCAACATTTGATAAAGAAATAATAAAAACTGCACAAAAGAGAAACAGAAAAAAGAAATGATTATATGGACAAAGAAAAAATTAAATTTTGTATTAGGTGCAAAGTGGCACTTAAAAAAACTGAATTGAAAGATGTTTATAAATGCATAGCTTGTGGAATGATAACAAACGAAAGATTAGATGATAGGCAATGGCTAAATACAGAGGAAAAGAAGTAAAACTAAATAAACCTTTTAGGCTAACTACAGCAGAATCTAAAAGAAAAAAGTTTGGTGTTTACGTCAAAAACAAAGCTACAGGTAAAGTCAACAAAGTTACTTTTGGTGCTAGAGGTATGTCTATCAAGAAAAGCATACCCGCTAGACAAAGATCATTCTTAGCTAGAATGGGTGGTGTTCTTAAAGAAGTAAAAGGACAAAAGTCTTTATCACCCGCCTTCTGGTCAATAAAAGCGTGGAAAAAAGATTTTCCATTATAATGTCCAGAATTTTAGAAAAATTAGCAGATCAGCATGAAGAACGTATAATTAATGTTTTATACAAACTAGAAGAAGATGTTGTTAAAGAAGTTACAAGGGCAACAAAAGGTCAGCTTGTATCACAAAGACTAGCAATACAATTACAACCAAGAATAAGAAATCTTATACAAACTTCATTCCTAGAAGAAGCAGATATAATTATAAACGAAGAATATAATAAGATTGCAAAAGAGGTATTAGATACATTTGGTAAT